CAAGAGCTGCAGGTGGTTGGGCAGGTAAATCATTATACATTAACACCTCAGGAATAAAAGTAAAATAATGGAACTATTAAACTAAAATAAGAATACACATTTAGAACATCTTGAAGATGATATCATCAATAATGGTTTTGAAGGTGGTAAAAATGCTATCGCTTTTCTAGAGGCATTAAATGAAATGTTGGCAGGTCATAGTAAAAGTAAACTTAATGTCACTACAAAATGGGATGGCGCACCAGCAATAGTTTGTGGACCAAGTCCTGAAAATGGTAAATTTTTTGTAGGAACAAAATCAGTATTTAATAAAACACCAAAAGTTAATTATACTGTACAAGATATAAAAAACAATCATGATGGTCCTGTTGCTAATATTTTAAGAGAATGTTTACAGTATCTTTCTGGTTTAGGTATGAAAGAAATACTACAAGGTGATTTGATGTTCACAGCTTCTGCTAAAAAGAAAACAGCATATAAAGATCCAACAGGTAAACAAGAGGCAATGATTTCATTTCAACCAAATACTATTGTTTATATGGTACCAGAAAATACACCCTTTGGTAAAAAGATTTCAAGAAGTAAATTAGGTATAATTTTTCACACCACATATAAGGGTAGAAGTTTTGAAAAGTTAAGTGCTAAGTTTGGTGCTAACGTTTCTAAATTAAGAAGAACACCAAATGTATGGTTTGATGATGCTAGTTATAAAGATGTATCAGGTAATGCATTAATGACAATAGGTGAAAGCCAATCATTACAAAAAACTATTAATATGGCATCAGGTTCATTAAAGAAATCAAAAGAATTATTAAACAAAGTAAAAACAGAAAAGAATACTTTATCTGTGGGTGTGCAATTAAAAACATATTTAAATAGTTTTATTCGTGCCGCAAGTGATTTACCAAGCACAAAAGAAACAGCAAGTAAATTTAGAGAGTTTTATAAAGAGAGGACACAAAAAGAAGTAGATAGAGTGAAAACTGAAAAGTCAAAAGAAAAGTATCAATTAATACAAGATGCTGGTTTAAAGTTTATTGACAATCATAATGAAAGTGTTTACTTTGCATGTGCTACATATAAAACATTACAGACAGCAAAAGGTATCATCATATCAAAATTAAACAAAGCAAAAAGTATTGGTACATTTAAAAGAACAGATAATGGTTTACAAGCAACAAATCCGGAGGGTTATGTTGCAGTAGATAAGAATGGTAAAGCAGTAAAACTTGTGGATAGATTAGAGTTTAGTATTCAAAACTTTACAGCTGCAAAGAATTGGGAAGACGGTTAATGGAAAGATTTATTATAAAAGAAGGTTTATACGATCCAGGTATCTTCAAGGCATTCTTTCTTGCCGGTGGTCCTGGTTCTGGTAAATCATTTGTCACAAAAAATATTACTGGTGGTCTTGGTTTAAAAAATGTTAATTCAGATACAGCATTTGAAAAGGCACTAAAGAAAGCAGGTTTATCTTTAGATATGCCACCTGAAGAAGAATACTTTAGAGATTTAATGCGTAGTAGATCAAAAAGATTAACAGCAAAAAGATTAGATTTATATATTCAAGGTAGATTAGGTTTGGTTATAGACAGTACAGCAAGAGATACTAATAAAATAGAAACAGGCCTTGCGGCATTGAAAAGATTAGGTTATGATTGTTATATGATATTTGTTAATACAAACTTAGATGTAGCATTAGCAAGAAATGCTAAGAGAGATAGAAAAGTACCAAGAGAGATTACACTTAAAAGTCATGCAGAAATACAAAGAAACATGGGTAAACTACAAAGAGTATTTGGTATGAAAAATTTTTATGTAATTGATAATAATGAATACAACCAAAATATTTTAGATGATTCTTATAAACTAATTAGAAAGATAGTAAAGAAACCTATTGATAATTACACAGCTAAAATGTGGTTGAAAAAAGAAATAGAAGCAAGAAAGATAAAAGAAGATATTAAAATACCAATCAAAGTTGGTGATACAGTATTAGGTGGTAAATTTAAAAACAAACGTATCACAGTAAAAAAGATTGGTAAGAATGAAAAGGGTGATATTACAATAAACGATAAATCAATATTGAGAGTAAGGATACCAAATGAAAACGCTTAAAGAATTATTAAAAAAAGATACAGGTAAAAGCACACCTGTGGTGTTTGCTTTTGGTAGATTAAACCCGCCAACGATTGGACACCAAAAACTTATAGAAAGAATTATCACAATAGCAAAAAGGGTTAAAGGCCTACCCGTGCTATATGTGAGTGCAAGTCAGGATAAAAAGAAAAATCCATTGACAGTAAAACAAAAAGTGGATTACTTAAAAAAAGTATATCCACGAGGCATAAAAATACTACCAGCAATTGGAAGTGAACGCACATTTATGGAAATATTAAAAAATAGATTTGATAAAAAATTTACTGATGTTTATATGATTGCAGGAAGTGATAGAGTTGCTGAATTTAAAAGGCTAATTAAAAAATACAACGGTAAGGACTATACCTTTGATACAACGGAAGTCGTAAGTGCTGGAGAAAGAGATCCAGATGCTACTGGTGCTACAGGAATGAGTGCGAGTAAAATGAGAGAGTTTGCAATGAATAACGACTATACTAGTTTTAAACAAGGACTTATCACAAGCACCAAGGAGAAGGACGCTATGAAATTATTTAAAGACTTAAAAAAGGGCATGGGAGTGAATGAGGCTATGGCACCAGAAGATGATGAATTGAGAATGATTAGAGAAAATTATCACAATAACGAAATATTCAATATGAATGATATGGTAGAAAATATTAATAATGGCAACATAGGTAAGATTATTAAACGAGGACCAAACTATGTGCAGTATGAAATGGAAGATGGTGGAGTAGAAAAAGCATGGTTAAATGAACTTACACCAGCAAATAATATTGATACTGAACTACAAGTAGAAGATGTCGATAAAAAGAAATTAGTATTACAAAAGAATGCTAATCAATTAAAATCATTTAAATCTTTTGAAGAAGAAATTAATTCAGCCAAAGACGCACAGAAAAAGGGCGTTGAAGATGAACAAGATGAAACTGAAAAAGATGAGAAAAAAGATAAGAAAAGAAAGTTACCTATTGAGACACCAGGTCAACCAAAGATTGCAAATGTAGATAGTTGGTCACAAGGACCAGATCACGCAGATCAAATTAAAACTATGAGAACTTTTAATATTAAAACACCAGGTCAAATAAGAGATTATGGTAAGTTAGTTGGTGATCGTAAGTTTCAAAAATTTGAAGAAGTTGAATTAGAAGAAGGTAAAGTTAAAGAAGTAATGATGACTGTTCATGCTGTTCTTAAAAAAGAAGGTGGCGCTGCTGGATTTGATGTTATAAGAAAGGCTGTAAAAAAAGAAGACGGCATTAATATAACAAAAGATTCAGTAAAGAAATTGCCTGGTGTTAAGATGCATAAATTTGGTGATTTTGTTTTAGAGAGTATGGAAGAAAATATTATTAAAGAGAAGGGTCTTTGGCATAATATTAATATGAAAAGAAAGCGTGGCGAAAAAATGAGAAAGAAAGGTGAGAAAGGCGCACCTACTCCTCAACAAATGGCAAGAGCTAAAGCTGCGAGTGAAGATCCAGAAACTAGACAAGATCCAGACGTAAAAGATAAGAAAGGCACACAGCCTGCAAAGTATTATTCTGGTGTAAAATCTAAATCTACAAAGTCAGCTAGAGACGCACACTTTAAAAAAGGCACAAAGATGGATGATGATAATCCTGCTGCATACAAACCAGCACCAGGTGACGCTAGTGGAAAAACTAAACCATCTAAACATACACTTGCCTTTAAGAAAAAGTTTGGTGAAGATGTAGAACAAGAAATCAAAGATATTAAATCATGGTCAGAATTAGATGAAACGATTGAACAATATAAAGATGAGTATGGTACAGATTATAGAGTTAAACTAGATAAAACTGTATCTGAAATGTTTGACGAGTTGTTATCTGAAAACGAAGGTGTAAAAAAGAAAGCTGCCAAATCAGGTATGCCTTACGGTATATTGATGAAAGTCTATAACAGAGGTATGGCTGCATGGCGAACAGGTCATAGACCAGGAACTACTCCACAACAATGGGGTATGGCTAGAGTTAATTCATTTGTCACTAAATCAAGTGGCACTTGGGGTAAAGCAGATAAAGACTTAGCATCAAAGGTAAGGGGATAATAATGAGTAAAGTAAAATCATTAAAACAAGTTGAAGAAATTGATTTAGTATGCGAAGGTATGATATATGAACATGAACAAGAAGGAATCACAGAAGCAGAATACCAAGGCAAAAAAGTAACTTTGAATGACCCTAAAAGAGGTGGCACGAAAAAGTTTTATGTCTATGTAAAGAACGCAAAAGGTAATGTTGTAAAGGTTTCTTTTGGTGATCCTAACATGAGTAT